TAAAGCCAGAACGTCTTAGGTTCCATAGCAACATACCTTTTGGATATAGTGCTGGATCTGGAGCATCTGGATCTAAGTAATTACTTGTTAGTAGATCTACAATATCACCTGCTTCGTCGCTGTTTGCACCTGCTGTGTTGTAACGTGCATCTGCAAATAGTACACCGTTTTCAGTTGTTTGATCTGAAACATCTAGTAATGCCCATGCTAAATTAACACCATCATATCTATAAACTAACGGATAGTTTTCTAAATCTGCTGTGCTAATCCAAATGTCACCGTCTACTAGTGCTGTTGCATCTGACTGTTGTGTTGGTTCTGAAGCACTTACAATTGGTCCTGTTGGATTTGTGTAAGCATAATCAGCATTGAAATTTTGATAACCAACCCAAGTAGTACCATCATGTATCATTAAGTCTACTTCGTCAACAACACTATTGTACCACAATGCGCCTTGTGCTGCTAATGCACCCGGTGCATCGTCGCTTGCTGTAAATATAGCTTTTTTCCAGTTACTTGCTGTAAGTACACTGTTTCTGTTGTAAAGGTTTGCTGTTGTTGAAGGATTGCCTACAACAAATGCTACAAAGCCTGCTGCTGCAAATGCACTGTTTGTATCTTGGATTGTAAAGTCACCGCCTTGTAAATGCTTAACAATAAGTTTGTTATCTGAACTCACTTCTGCTTGAATGTTTTCAAGTGATGAATTGTTAATAGCGCCAGCCATTAAGTCAGCATCGCCAACAGCACCTGTTGCTACAAAACTAATTGTAACAGGTGAACCTAATGCATTGCTACCTGCGTCGGTTTCAGCAATATTAAATGCATAAGTTTGTGCTGAGAATGTAGTAGCTGTAATTGCACTACCTACAATCTGCGTAGCACCTGCGTTAGCACGACTGAATATTGTAAATGCACCTTCAACTGGGCTTGCAGCTTCAACGTTAGATTGTACAAATGTACTTCCTACTGGTAGGTTTACACCACCGCCTGCTCTATCTAAAGCATACAATGCCGCTGCTGCTGAATCATAAATTGGTGCTGAAATGCTATCAAATAGTTGTGTGTTATCGTTATAACGCTTGTATTTCCAGTTTGCACCTTGATTAGGCTCAGTTGTTTTAAGCCATAAACTTCCTGTTGGACGTGGAATTGTGTCTGTTGACTTAAACTCTGGAACACTTGTGTGAGCACTAATTTGTAGTTTTGGTGCATCAAATGTTCCTGCTGTCAATCCTAATTTACCAAGTAAACCATCTACGTCTGCAATAGTAATTCTTTCATCATCTGATCCATCGTTAAAAATGCTAAACTTGCCATCAATTTTGACAAAGCTAATACCTGCATTTTGGAATGACACATCAGCGTTTGCTGTTGATATTGTGTCATCTAAATCAGTGCCTTCTGCTACTGTGATAGGTGAACCAGACCCTACAGTAATAGTTAAACTTGTACTTGCACCAAGTGTTGGGTTAGATGCTGTACCTTGTGCAACGTAATGTGAGTTAACCCATGCTGATGAGCCAACTTTTACCCAACTACCTGTGTAGTTTCTGTAATATACTCTAATGACATCGGTTGTTGCTTTAATTGCATAATCACCTATATTTCCAACTGACTCTTTAGGATCTCCGTTGCCGTCTAATTTTGTTGTATCTGTAATTACAATAGGAGTTCTAACAGTAAAAGACTGTCCGCCTGTTACATTCTTTGGAGAACTATTCCACTCAAAAATACCATATGAACTATCGTTAGTATCAAACCAGTTAGTTCCATCTGCTGGTGCATCTTGTGGCTCTGTTGCTGTTGGCTGTAAAACGCCTAAGTCAACATCTGCTCTAGTAACATAAACTCTATTGCTAACCCCTAATAATGAATATGCAGCTTGTAAACCATATTCGTTTAGTTCGCCGCCGTGTATTGGGTTGTTATTTGAATCTGTATAGAAAACTGGATCGCCGAAAGTTTCAGCAAGTTCTCTTTGTGATGTAAGCAAGTAAGGTTTGCCAGCGTTTGCTTTTAGCGTTCCTTCTGCTGTTCCTGTGCCACTTCCGTTTGTTTTATTTTCTGCGGAAGCAACAAAAATCATTGGTACGGTGCCTGGTTCAGCTGGGGTATAAAAACTTTCGTCTATTACCTTGACTTCTACACCTGGTGATGATAATGCCATTTTTAATTCTCCTGTTGAGTAGTTGTTATTATTATTTAGCAGATATTTCAGAAATAGCTGTATTAAACACTATGAAAAAGGGACCGAAAAGGGCAACTAAATAATAATATGAGACCTTTATGCAAAAACTGTAACAGTAAACCTGCTGCAATTAATTATTATAAAGACGATAAACCCTACTACAGATCAAAATGCGAAAGTTGTAGTAGATATAGCGGACCTGGTAGGGGACAGCCTCGCTGGCAACGATTTGGCTATGTAAAGAAAACTGAGTGTGAAAAGTGCGGGTATAAATCAAAGAATGAAGAGCAATTTGACGTATATCATATTGATGGACGATTAGATAATTGTCGGCCTACTAACTTAAAAACTATATGTGCTAACTGTCAGAGGATTCTTCAAAAGGACGGGGTGCGCTGGAAGCAAGGTGACCTAATCCCTGATTTCTAAAGATAGTACGAATAAGTGTATCTACATTAAGTTTTAATCTTTTTAAATCGCCGTTGTTGTCAATTGTATAATCACACATCCATTGTTCAATACTCATAGAACTAGGATCTTCGGTAGGCAAATGATCTGCACGATCTACCCAAATAGCATAGTCAAATATTTCTTCGTTTTGCATTGCAAAGAATTCTCTCTTATTACGTAACCCACAGTAAATGCTATTTTGTGCAAATAAATTTCTACCTAATTTTGCTAAGTCATCTCTGCAATAATCGTGAATCATATTATACCATTCGGCTCTATGATTATGCCTATCTGTATAACATTCTTCCTCGTTGGTGTATCCGTACTTGTCTTTTAGATCGTTAAAAATAAACAGTTCTGAACAGAACTTAGAGCTTGATTGAAATGAATAACCGTATTCTTCTAGCATTTCGCAGACAGTATCTTTACCGTGTCTGCCGTGACCGACAACAAGTAGTTTAGGTAACATAATTTAAATTATCCTTTGTATAATATACTTTACAGTATATAGAATAATTACGCTTTTGTCAAGTATTTTTTACTTTTTTGAGCTTGTCGTTTTGCCCAGGCTGCTTCAAAACCAATCTCATGCTGATATGCTTCGATGTTACCCCATAATCTTTTTACATAAGATTCATAAGTAGACATTATATCTTTTTCCTGCCATGATTCAGGGATGAGTTGACCTTTTACAATCCAATACAAACGATTTGCTTCTTTAAGTTGGAAGTATGTCATACTGTATTTACAGTAGACTTATATTATAGCGTTAACATTAGCCAATTAAGAAACTGTAGCCAACGCCGCCAGCAACTTGTAGAGATAACTCTTGTTCTAGTTTCTCCATATCTGCTTGAGCTTCAGCTTTTAGTGTGTCACCGTTAAGACTTGTGCCGCCTTGTGGTCCAGCAACAGTAGCAAATTTACTACGAGCTTCTCCTAGCATGTATTTGCAACCTGCTAGTGTGTAATCTTTAATCCATTGCTTTGCTAGATAATCTTCAAATAATTGATTATCAGGTCTATAGTTGTAAGCATAGATTAAAACTTCTTCGTCAGCTCTAGGTTGTTGTAATACTGTAAGTTTCTTTGTAGTTGTGTTCCATTTAAATTCTATAAATGACCCAAACATACGCCCTACTAGTTCTTGATATCCTGCAAACATATCATAAGTTGCTAATCCTCCCATTTGAGTTGATCCACTTAAAAGATATGTGTTAGTAAATGCTAAGTTAAAAGGTTCAAATAGAGAGCCGCCTCCGCCGTTGCCTGTTCTAGATCCAATACTTCTACGGAATAGTTTTCTTACTTCGATAACTTCGCTAGGTAATATGTACTCATTTTGATCTTCAATTAGTGTCAAAAACAAGTAAGATTCTTCTACAGCGTGATCTGTTCTCTGCCTATACTTTGTTAATGCTTTTGTTAGAGCAGATTCGTAGTGTATAGGATCTAATTCTACATCAACCATGCCGCCACCTAAAAAGGCGTTAACATAGTCAAATATTTCCTGTTTTTGTGTTGCTAAACTAGTTGCCATATTATCTTGTTCTCCAATAGTATTTATCGTATCGATAAATATGTATATGCCAAGACTATCATTATATAAACCAGAAAAGGGAAATGACTACAAATTTATGGATCAAAGGATCTATGAAATGTTTACAGTCGGCGGTACTGATGTTAATATACACAAGTATGTCGGAACAGACGACGGTGAAGTAGTCAAAGATAATACCCAAATACAAGATTTACTGTTCTTAGAAAACAGAGACAGAAAGTATGATCCAGATATCTATACTATACGGGGTATATACAACGTTCAAGACATTGATTTCGATCTAAGCCAATTTGGTTTATTCTTATCTAATGATACATTGTTTATGACCATACATATTACTTCTAGTGTAAAAACGCTAGGAAGGAAGATTATGAGCGGTGATGTTATAGAACTCCCGCATTTAAAAGATGAGTATGCTGAAAACGATTTTGCAACTAGTCTTAAAAGATATTATGTTGTTGAAGATGTAAACAGAGCGGCAGAAGGATTTTCACCTACTTGGTATCCTCACTTATATAGAGTTAAATTAAAACAGATTGTTGATTCACAAGAGTTTAACGATATTTTAGAAGTACCGGAAGATGAAGATATCTTTATGGGTGATTACAGTTCAACTGTTACTTATGAGATAGGACAAGTTGTAAAATATAAAGGAAAACTTTATCAAGCAACAGCTCAAACATCAGGAAATACACCTACAGATGTTTTTAACTGGTCTGAATATACAGAAAACACTTTGAGAGATTTACTAAGCACTTATGATAAAGAAAAGGCAATTAATGATGCTGTTTTAAGCGAAGCAGAAGCTGACGCAGAAAAATCAGGATATGATACTAGCCATTATTATACTATTACTACAGACGATACTGGTAGAACAAGTGTAACTACTTTAGACGACCCAGGCGCAGGTAAACCTAGTAGAAGTGGGTATGCAGGTTATCTAGTAGAAGACGGTCAACCACCTAATGGAGCAGCATTCGGAAGTGGAACAAGTTTTCCTGCTATAAACGAAACAGGTGATTACTTTTTACGTACAGATTTTTTACCTAATAGATTGTTTAAATTTGATGGTACTAGGTGGTTAAAGGTACAGGATAATATTAGAATGACAATGACTAATACTAACGATAGAAAAACTCAAATCGGAACATTTATTAATAATACCAATACAAATGAAATTGGTGGAGAAACAATTACAGAAAGACAAGCACTTTCTAAAGCACTTAGACCAAAACCGGATAATACGTAATGCAATTTTTTTATGATGCAC